TGTAGAGTCCACACCTAATCACCATGATGATCCATTACATAAGATAGTCACTAGCAATAGTCCTGAATGGCATGTAGTATTCTTACCTTGGTATTCGTTTCCTGAGTACGCGGAACCAGTACCTGCTGAGTTCCAGCGTACTGAAGAAGAAGACGAACTAGCCAATGCATTCAATCTAACCGACGCACAACTCTACTGGCGACGCAAGAAGATGTCTAGCTATAATGATCCCTGGTTGTTTAAGCGTGACTTCCCTATTACAATTGAAGAAGCCTGGACACTTGGTGATGATAACTTCTTTACTGAGAATCAACTATCTAATATAATCAGAACAGATATTGGTCCTACTTATGCAGAGATAGCACAACCAATTCGAGGCGCTCAGTATGTAATAGGTGTTGATCCTGCTGGTGGTGTTGGTGGAGATGATAGCGCAGCTTATGTATTAGATCGTACTACACACTTACCAGCAGCAGTATTCTGTTCCAATAGACTTACAATCAGAGATTACGTAACTAAGCTAGTTGGTATGGCTAGGAAGTACAATGATGCGTTCATCCACTTCGAACTTAATAATCATGGTCATGCAGTTAAAGAGATATTAGATTCACTTGGCTATGTTCGTTATGCTACGTTTACTACTTCAGCTCAGAGTAAGATCAAGCTGTTTGATAACTTACGGGATGCTATAAGTTCAGGTACTGCTGTAGGTGCTGATCAACATTTATTAAGTCAGTTGCGCCAATTACAACGAGATAAGAATGGCTTAGCACCTAAGCATCCTCCGGGCGGTCATGATGATAGAGTAATAGCTTTTGCTCTTGCATTAGAAGGTTTTAAATATGTCGCCGCACCCCTTTCAACAACTCATATACCAAGACCAAAGCAACAAACTGGTAATCAAATCCTCTCTAAAACCAATCTCTTACGGTAGGCAAAATGAAAATCAAAGACGTCGAAGCAATCATCAATACACACCATAACTACTACAATGTACAAACGCTATATGAGTTAGATGCGTTAACTAGATGCTATGAGCGTAGATTATTAAAGACTATTGGAGATTGGTCTCGTGGCCGGCCTACCATTGAGCCTGCAATAGCTAAGCAGTATATCGATTCCTACATGGCTAGTCTATTTCCTAAGGCACCTGCTGTAGTAGTTGAACATTCAGGTAAGGCAGAGGGTGATGCTAAATTAGTAGAGTCAGTCTGTAATAGATTCCTATATGATAAAGCTCCAGTCATTGAGCAAGCCATGCGTACTGCTTTTATTTATCCATTCTCATTCCTGAAACTTGGACTATTAGAAGCTGAAAGTGTATTAGATATGATTGAGATGCGTCCTATAAAACCATGGGATTGCATTGTAGATTTCGAAGCTGAGACATTTGAACAGAGTAGATACGTTGGACATAGACTATGGGTACCAATGTTAGAAGCTAAGAAGAGATATCCCGGCAAACAATTCTCAGGCTGTGCTAAGCATGAACTCTTCGATCAAACAGAGACTGACTATCAGCAAGGCGTCGTAGAAGAGATTAGTGACTACATGTCGTATATTGAAGTCTATGAGATATATGATTTATTAGGTGATGAATGTATTACCTACTCACCCCAAGCAAAGAAGAATGATGGCATCATTAAGCGGATTAAACCTATCCCATTCCGTGACCATGCTAATCGGCCTATGTCACCAATGGTTCCAGTATATTTTGATTATGATATTGTACAGAGACTTCGCGGTGCTAGTCACTTACATCGTATCTTCGACCAGGTATTGGAACGCGCCAACTTACGGACTGAAATTGCGAATAACGTACGTCGAGATAGTAGACAGTATATTACAGCTAAAGGTTTACTAGGTGAAGAGGCAAAAGCACAACTAAGTGAAGCACAAGATGGAGCAGTTATTGAGGTAGAGTTATCTGCTGTTGTTGGTCGGAGTCTATCAGAAGTCTTTGTTCCATTGCCTCAGGTACCATTCAGTCAGAACCTTTCCTACTATGATGCACTTATTGAACGAGACCTACAAGCAGGAAGTCTACTCGGTGCATTCACTAAAGGTCAGGCAACCAATGTATCTGCAACTGAGATTGCTGCACTGACTCAATATACTAGTACTGAGATTGGTAAGCTTGCACGTATTAGAGATGAGGCGATTGAATATCTATGCCGTGTCTATGTATCAATAATTGCATTCTTACTTGAGACCGGTGATGAGAATGTACGTGAGATCCATACATTAGACGGCAATGTACAAGTTATTCGTGCACAGGATTTTATTGGTAGATTCAGGTTTGCTGCAGCTGATCAAGCTAATACTCCAATTAGTAGTGCACTTCGTAAGCAAGAACTGATGAGTCTAATTCCAATCTTAATGGAAGCAGGTACACCAGCAGAGGCAGTACTCGATCAACTTATTCGACTATACGATCTACCAGCTAGTTTTAAACCTGAGAAAGTAGAAGTAGCACCAGAGGTGGCGCCAGTTCCACAATCCGCTGTAACTGGCCCGCCTCCTGGTGCAGAGATACCACTAGATGTAGGTGGTGGTCCTGTCGCTCCTATGATTAGACAGATGTCTGGACTATAAGATTACAAACACCTATTGACAGATAGAGGCATTAATGATAAAGGAATATATGTTACCTGACGGGAAAGTAGTAGAACAATTAGTACATTACCCACCGCCAGAGACGCTAATGATAAATAATCAACTAGCCACTCTAATTAAAATCAGTGTACCAGCATGTATGAATCGTACCTGGGCACAGCAAGCAAGGTAAGCGTCGCGATAGCTAGCTTACAAAAAGGAGATTGAATACTAATGCCTTTATATGAATATATAACTGAAGATGGTGAGGAACTAGAGGAGCTGTTTAAATATCCGCCGCCACAGTTTCTTAAGTCTACACACGGTCGTATTGCGAAGCTCCGTCAAGTTAGTAAGATAGCAGATATGCATGATACTCTCTCGGATCAATGCGGTACTAAGTATGGGCCTAATGGATATTTTAACCGAGCATTAGGTTGCAGAGTATACAGTGACCGTGAAGCAGAACGAATTGCAGGATCAATGGGTTTTGTCAGAGAAGATAACTATGCTAAGTACCACGTTGAAGACTTCAATGAACAAGTAGCCAATGAGCGTGCAGAACAACTCGCTAATATGGAAGAGAAGGAAGCTATCTTTTCTAAACATGGAGTTGATACGTTACCAAAAGAATCTCCACAATGGCAACGTGCATTAATTGAAGCTTGGGAAGAATATGATCCCACTTGGGAGAAACTTAATGATTAACAGTACAAACACAAACAGGAGTAGAGATATGAAAATCCCAGAAGAAGTAGCAGAGCTAAAGCGTCTAGTCATTGAATCAGATACAATTGATGAGGCTAGACTTAAAGCAGTTTCTCCCAAGGGCAGGTTTGGACGTAATGCAATTGCTGGACTAGCTGCATCAATCCGTAGTTTATTTGCTAGGATAGAGAAGCTCGGTGGAAAGCCAGTGCCTTATAAGATAGAGATACCATCTGATAGTCAGTTCACTCAATTTCCACCAGATGTTATGAGAGGACTTAATGTATTAATAGATCTAGTTAAGAAATACAATGAACAACACGAGCCGCTCCCAGTCCCAATGCTAAATGGAATTATAAGTGATCTTCAGGTAATTGATCTTGGAGCCGACATTCGTGACTTAGCGCTAAACAATGTCTTCATGGATTGGATTGCTACAGGTCAAGTAGAAGTAGAAACTGAATCCGAGACTGAACCTGAAACTAATGACGAGTCAATTGATCTTGCCATTTTACGGAGTATGCCAGATGAACCCTGAAACTGAACAAGTATTTACTAGTTTGATTGATGACGTTACTATTGATAAGACTACAGTAGATACTGTATTGCGTGCAGATGCAGTAGAAGCTAAATCTCCAGTAGACCGTTTACGCAATCATGCATCAGTCGTAGTCTCAGAAGATGAACTATGGACACCAGAAGGTCAGGCTAAGCTTGCACGTAAAGAGGCTGCTGCACTTAGATTAGAAGAGATGGAACCACAACTACGTGAACAGGAAGAAGCTGCCCGAGCCCATGAAGAATCAGCTAGACTTGAATCCCTCAAAGCACAACGTACTAATGAGATCATGAAGTTTGCTGAGGAACACAAGGATGTCACTACTTACAAAGCTGAGATGATGCAGTTAATCCAAGACCAGGGTATTACTTTCCAAGAGGCATACTTCAGGGCTAAGGCAGTTGCACATGAGAAAGAACTTACTGAACTACGTGCACAGCTAGATGATCAACGTAAGACTAGAAGATCAGATGCAATGAGTATTGCATTAGGTACTAGCTCTGGATTAAACCCTCAGCCTAATAAGAAGATGACTGCGGAAGAAAGATATATCATGAAGGCTCGCCAGAAAGGAATTCCTATCTGATGTATATATTACTTCTATTACTGGCCTGTAGTGAAACTCTATTTGATAATCTACTTATTGAGCCAACAGGAGTTAGTAATCCTGGAAATGTTAATGATGAAATACAATTAGATATTATACATCAACGTACAATGCCAGAAGTAGATATCTTATTTGTAGTAGATTCAAGTGGTAGTATGGTTGGTGAGCAAATAAGTCTGGCAAATAACTTCCCTATGTTTATGAACTATTTCCTAGACAGTGAGCTTGATTATCATATAGGTGTTGTAACTACTGATGTGTATGATAGAGGGCGGTTAGAAGTGAGTAGCGGCGAGCGGTGGGTACAGGTTGCCACCGCTCAGCCCTATGATCTCTTCTCCGAACTTGCTGATGTAGGAATTCTGGGTTCTGGTATCGAGGCTGGGTTTGACACTTCATTCATGGCTTTAACTGATCCCGTTGTTGATGGATACAATTCTGGTTTTCGCCGGCGCAATGCTTCTCTCCACATCATAGTAGTTAGTGATGAGGATGACCAGTCAGTAATCAATCCTAATGAATATCTCAACTGGCTCTCTACACAGGACGCGGTCCTACATGGGGTTATAAACGATCCTGCCGACTGCCTAGACCCATACCCTAGCATACGTTATAGATTCACTATAGAGGCATCTGGCGGGGCTGTAGAGAGTATCTGCTCGCGTGACTGGAGTGGACTAATGGATAGGCTGGGATTAGCAGCTAGCTCATTGCGCCAGGAGTTCTATCTTACTAAAGTACCACAGGTAGATACGCTTCGAGTCTGGACTGTAACTGATGAATATACTTATGACCTTGACTACGTTTATAATCCCATTGCTAACTCAGTAACTACTGAATGGTTAATTCCACAAGGTGGTGTGTTAATGGCTGAGTATACAGTGATGCAATAATTACATGTAAGCGTCGGCTCTGCATGCGTCACTTCGTTAGCATGCCATGCCTAGCTTACTATTTTCCACCAAACCCCTTCTATTAGACGGCCGCTAGAACTCGTTACCCCCTGACGAACGATCTCAAAGCCTACTAACTATGGGGACCTAATAATACATATATGAGTTTCTCATATGCATACCCTAATCCTAAACTATAGGTAGTACACAAATGGCTATTTCATTCGGCGGACTTGACATCGATCTCGTCAGCTCCACATTACAAGAACAACTTCCTGAGATGATTGACGGTCTCTATCGTACAACTCCTTTCCTTATGCGTTGCCAGAAGGGTGGGTTTAGTAAGACCAGTGACGGTGGCAACTCTATTGTTTATCCTATCTCAACTGACGATCAAAGCACAGTTCAGACCCTTGAAGCACCTTGGTCTCCTTTACAACTTGCTTTTGCTAGCACCTCTAACCAGATGCAATATTACTACGCTAATGCAGTAACTCCTATTGGATGGGATAATGCTACGCTCCGTCAGAACGCTGGCCGAGCGAAGGTTATTGACCTAGCTCAAGAGCGTGCTGAAGAGGCAATGGAACATGCAATGCGGGCACTCGAAGAGAGATTCGTTCGCGGTTCAGTCGGCACAAAAGTAACAAGTGGTATCAGTCAGTTCAATACTCTGAATGGTAACGTAACTGGTGGTGTGCCAAGTGGATTCGGTTCTACTGCTGGCTTCCTTCAGAACTTAGCTCCTGGAACGACTTTCGCTCAGACCAATACAATTGGCGGACTTGCTCGTACCGGTCTTCCTCAGCTTAACAACCAGTTCCGCAGCGAAAACGTTGTAGTTGGTATTCAGGATTCACTCATTGCTCTTGACACTGATTGCCAGATGTTCCGCAAGAGCAAGAAAGGGACCGGCTTCGATATCGTTCTTATGAGTCCAAATGCCTATGCAACTTATCGTTCTGAGCTAGTAGCTAATGAGCGGTTCGTTCTATCAGATAAGGAGCTGGACGTTGTAGGTATGAGAGGAGCGCTGATGTTCGGTGGATCTCCTGTCTTCCCAACCCCATACATGGATCTTACTTCAACTGATCCTAACAGCATTATGTGTCTCGACCTTGGTGCTATCTACCCTGTCTTCCTCCGTGATGGGGATTTCAAGATGAGCGACATTATGCCAGCTACTGGTTATGATGGAACTTATGCATTAATTACAACCCATGGTCAGCTTGTTGCCAAGACACTTGCAGGCTCTGGCTTAATCGTACTCGCTGAGTAATAGGGAGATAACATGACTTCTGGATTAGTTCAATCATTTCTTCGCGTCGTAGACAATTCTGTTGTTCCAGATGGGGATGCTTTATCTGAGAATGCTAGCATTTCTAATCGCCGGACAGTAGAGACCTATGTTGCTGGTGGCGCTATTACTGCTGGTGACTGGGTACAATGGGCAAACGTTGCTGGCACTGGTGCATTAATGTGTGCTACTGTTAGCGAGACTGCTAGTACTGCTGCTGGCGGAAACCTTGCTTGTGGTGTTTCATTACAAACTGCAGTTGCTGGTGACTTAATTGAGGTTGTTACTCGCGGCTTCGTACTTAGAGCATCTGCTCAAACTGACGTAACTGCTGGTTTGGTCTGTGGTGCTGGTAATGCTGGTAATGCTACAGGTGTTGCTGGACAGGCTCAGAGACTAGTAGTAATTGATACCTCTGGTGCTGCTGATACAATCCCGGTTCCTGCTCAGTGCGGTGTTGCGTTGACTGCTGAGGGTACACTTGCTGACGGTACAACTGAGGCTGGTTTCGCTTCCTTCTATGTGACCTGCGGACGATAACAAATAACTGACATATTAGATACAAGAGAGGTGGTTGGCCGGCTAAATTTCTGCCGCCACCACCTCTTCTAGCTTCTAGGAGATACTATGTTTTTGAGCCAACTGCGCGCTAGCCTACAAGATAAAATAGATTTTGCACCACAGAATACTGGAGGCTCAGTACAGTCTTTCAATAGTATGATTAATGAAGCCTATACTCAGATCTGGTTTGAACGGCCATGGCTATTTAATACTCGGGACTATGAATTAAGTACATATCCAGATTTAGATGCAGCTACTGCTCTTCAATGGTTTACTGGCGAGACTGACCTTAGTACATTTCCACTTAGTTGCTTAATCGGAACACCTGCATTTAGTATTCTAAATATTCCTGGCACTGATGTGAATACTAGTTTCTATCTACGTGTTACAGAGGATATGTTAAGTCAGCTTCTCGGTGCGTATATTACTGTTAATAATCGTGACTACAAAATCGTAGATATAGAAATTAGGAACTCAGCACCATGGGATTTAATCTTTCATGTAGATATTCCATACTATGATGTTGGTGCATTTGGTGATGTTATTACTTCTATAGACTGGTCTATCAAGTTCAAGGAATACAAATTACCTGAAGACCTATTTGAGATTCAGGATGTGGCTTATAGAGATAATAGAGATGTTAGCTCGCTGCGTTATGGTAAAGTATTAGCAATTACACAACGCGAGGCACAGAGATTTTCAGCTCCTTATCAGATTACCAGTGCTTATGCTGAAGCTTATGTTCCTGGTAGCTTCAGTGGGTTTACTACTTATTCTCCTGACTTCTTCACTGTAGTACAAGCTAGAAATGCATTAGCTACCACTGTCTTTGCAACTGGAGAATATTACTTTGCTTGGGAACGTATTCACTTGGCAACCGGTGCAGCATTAGGTATGAGTGAACCTATTACCGTAGACATTTCTAATGTTGACGTAGTCAGCTTGACATTCACTGCTAATGAACGATTACCAATTGGTGAGGCGAGACGACTGTTACTCGGCCGCCGAACCAATGCTAAACCGCACAGTGATATCAAATGGACATACGCTCAATGGCATTATCTAGGTTCAAATAATTTAGCTCAGATTATTACTGACCCCAATGATAGCGTTAATAAAGTAAATCCTATTTTCTGGCAGTTCCAACAGACTAGTAAGATACTTACCATTGAACAGTTCAATTCTCTTAGACCAGAAGGAACGTTAAATAATAATCTTACATTCCGTGGTACTGACATTACGAATTACATTGGTCCTACGATTCGCAAGTTTATTACCTTATTCCCGCGGCCACAGACTGCAAACTATATCGTTGCTGATGAAGACGGTAGACCTTGGAAGCAGGAGACTGAGCTTACAGTTCGCTATTCCTATCGGCCACAGGAATTAACAAATGACTATGATACACCATTGCTACCACCAGAGATGCATTATTTAATAGTTGTTAGAGCATTGGTTCTAGCTTATAATAAGTTTGGCAAGCCAGCTCAAGCTAACCAGATGCTTAATCAATACCATGCTGAGATCAAGACCTTTGCTAATAGATACAGTAGCGAGCGTGATACAAAAGTAAGATTACAACAAGGTTGGGGACGCTGGTGGAACTATAGTGTAGAACCACTTAATATCTCATTCAATCAACGTACAGGATGAACTAATGCTTAAGTCTTACATCTCAGTAAATGTTCCCGGTATTGATGATACACCATTAAGTACTGAGGGTAGCGAGCTTATTCAGAACCTGCGGTATGATAATCAAGGTGACTGCTGGGTTAATGATCGATACCTTATTAGTTATAAGAATCCTGATATTGATCCAGACCAAGGTAACAACGCAGTACCCGAAGCAGATGTTTGGTCTATTAATTCCTGGAAGCATAACTTATTGTACGAGTACGTTGATAGCGGTACACTGACACTTGCTGTTAGAATTGGTAATCTATCCGCTGATCTAGACGTTGCTAGACCTATACCAACAGCAACAGATCTTGGTACTCAATACATACAGTTCAGTAGTTACATGGTATTGATCAATGGCGATGACTATCCGTTAATCTACCAAGGTGACAGACGACTTAGACGAGCTGCTAATACTAGAATACCTTCTCCACCTATAGCAAGTGTACCTTCATTAGCTATTAGTAATTATGGAGAGGAAGCTGTTGGCGCATTTATTCGTGGTACCCAGCAAAGTTCTAATGCTAAGCTACTTCAGTTTCCTGCTGGCAGTGGTTATGGAGTAGGTCTAGGTGCTAGACAGTATACTCATTATGATCAGACTGATAAGAAACAAGTAGTTTACAATGAGCCTATTATTAATACATATGAATACGCAATTAGCTTTATAACAGATACTGGTAGTGAGAGTGCTATTAGTACCAGGTCTAGTAGAATAAGCTGGACTGGCGGTGGTGTAGGACAAACAGATACAGATACAGATCCTCATACCAAGTTAGTCACTGCTACTTATGGCGTCAGTCTACGTAACATACCCACCGGTCCTCCTGGCACAGTACGTCGTATTCTCTATCGTACAAAGAATATGGGTGATGAACGTGGTGGCTTTGGTGAGGAACTATACTTCTGTACTTATATAGATGATAACATTACTCAGACTTGGCTAGATGCTATTCCTGATACTGGATTGGGAAGTCTGGCGCCGTTAAGTTTTGAACGCATTCCATTTCCTAAGTGTTCTATCGGTGCTGCATTCCAGAACAGATTAGTTGTAGCTGGTGATCCTAGTGCTGTTTATTCAATCTACTACTCAGACCCAGGATTGCCTGAACAGTTTAGTAGCTCTGGTATAGTCAACGTCTCTAGTGCTCGTGGCGGTAGAATCACTGGACTCGTACCATTCAACAACCTGCTTATTATCTTCAGAGAGAGTGCTATTGACGCTTTGCTCAACACAGGTAATGGACTACAGGTAGTGCCAGTGAATGCGTCTATAGGGTCACTGAGCCCGAATACAGCGGTGTCTATAGCAGGTCTAGGATTGATGTTCCTTGGTGCTGATAGGAAGTTCTATTTATTAACTGGTAACTATTCAGGTGGTAGTTCTATACAGATTACTGAGGCTAGTAAGACTATTGGAAAGCTGTTGCGGCGAATAAATCCATCCAGTCTAGCGCGCGCATTTGCTATCTACAATGAACATGACAGAGAGTATTGGTGCCACGTTGCTAGCTCTAGCAGTCCTATTTGTGACTATGGTCTAGTATACCACTTAGATACTCAGGGCTGGTCGATAAGGTCGTTCGACCCTGCCCTGAGTTCAGCTACACTATTACCAGAGAGATATGTTGCATTCGGTACATTATATCAAACGCAGCAGGAATTAATTGGCGGTGCTGCAGATCCATTAGGTATTCAAGTCTGGGGTGGACTAGGTAATTGGGAAGATCCTTCTCGTTATCGGTTTATATACGAATCTAAGTGGCTTCATTTCGGTGCTCCTGATGCATTAAAACGTATCAAGGATATTAAGATATTTGCTTATAAGAATACATATGTAGAAACTAATCAGCGAAGTTTACCATATGAAGCTAATATAGAAGTTCAGTGTGCGGTTGATGGTCGAGAGTATTTCCGTTCTATGGGACAGATTCCGTTGACTAACCAAGAGCAATCACGTACCGGCATTCTAAACTTAATCACTACAGATACTGGACCATTGAGAGATTATGCTACTTGGGATCAGAACTATTATGATAACGGAGATCAAACTATCACTGTTAGGGTTAATGATAATAGTTCTACTAATGTTGGTTTTCCAGAGGAGTTAGATGCATTTGGTAGAATGATGAATGCTACTGAGATTATGTCTAATCCAACTGGTGGCTGTCGCTGGTATAAGGTACGTATTATTAACTATGGATTTGATCATGAGGTACGACTATTAGGATTAGCTATTACTTATGAGATAGACAATTCAATTCAAACCTATACTATCAGAACTGGTGTTGGTATTAATAACGGAGGCAACTCATGATCAAATCTATAGCTGAGGTTGTACAATGAAAATCTTAAATCCACGTCGGTTCAAAGCAGGTGAAAGTCTCCAACCAGATGCGTACTTAATGCCTGAGTTTCAGGATTCCTTCGGTATAGCTAACTCACAAATAGATAGTCGGAATATTGAGAATCGAGTACTAACAACCAGGGTCTTTGCAGCTGATGCATTTACTACTATAAGTCACTTAACATTGGATTCTCTCAGTAGTATATTAGTGGCTTCTGCTGTTGATTCATTTGATAGTTTTAATTGCTCTGCTACGATTGATACTCCAGAAGGTTTTCTAACTGGATCAATAACACTATCATATTTAATCAACACAGTATTAGAACCTACAGATACAGCTGTAATTAATACTGGTTATGTACAAACAGCATTTGGTAGTACCATTGCCCACCAGTTTGCATTGTTTCTTGATGGTATTGTTATTGGCCAGACAGATAATCTAGGTGAAGGTAGCTACAATACATGTCATATTCCATTCAGTACACCTATTGAAGCAGGCACACATGTGTTAGAATTAAAAGTACGACTACCTATTGGCCGCCCTAATAATGGTCAGACTACACTATTCAATCCAAGTGATTATGCATATGCTTGGTATCAAGTAAGGAGGAGATGAACCATGTCACAGCGAGTACCAAATAGTCTACTAGTAGCAACCCCGGTTGAAGCAGATCCACTTAATGAGAACTTTAATCGGCTAGCAGAGACTATTGACACGGTTGATTCTATCCAGATGCCTACTAATTCCATTACCTTTGATAGTATCAGACAGGGAATTTCTGGTTTATCAACTGAATTTGTAAGTCCATTTGTGGCTGCAGTACGCACAAGCACAGCAAGTATTCCAGCGCCTAATCCAGTGACACAAGCTAGTACTGTTACTTTTACTCCTATTTCTGATGGCGTAAATGATTTCACTATCAGCTTTCCTAATCCAGGGTTAATTCCATTCTTTGAGTTAACAACTGGTGATGTAGTTCGGTGGTGGTTTACAGCAGAAGTTAGTCTCTATAATGCAGTTACACCTGGATTAGTAGATCTAACTGATATTGTTTTTATCGTACCTGAGTTTAATACGGCTACTGTACCAGTGTGGAATTCCTACTGGCCAACACCATCGGGTAGCTTTGCTAGTCCAGCTTATGTTTTAGGCTGCGCCCAACGAGGTAATACTGTTAACCTTACTACTACTAGAACTACTGCTAATAATGGTCATGGTCCGGGTATGTGGAGAACGGTCAGTTTAGAAGGAGTTTTCCCAGTTGTTGATGATAACTATGATCAGTTGGATATTCGTATCACTTATCGTATGGTTGGTACTAACGTGGCTGATATGGCTTTAGATGTTGGTGCGGCTAGTATGCAAGCAATGCTATTCAAGAAGGGGTTTGTCTGATGCCAGTCTTTACACCGATAGTAATTCCATCCAGTGGTGTTCTTACTGCTGAGGATTTAAATGATAACTTCAGTGAGTTCCGTACACTCCTTAATACTACTGGATTAAACTCTAGTAATTTTGGAGATGAAGTTATTACCGCCGAGAAGATAGCGCCGCCACGATTAACACAAGCTACTAGCACTGGTTGGAGTGTATCCTATGAGACTGGATATATAGAGACTCGCAATCAGCCGAGCGCAGAACTTCGTGCTCCGGCTGTTGCGGATGCCTTTCCTGTTCCAGCAGTCTATAGCTTTTATGATCCAAGTACAATGCGTTCTATTAATACTGCAGTACGTGCACATAACGGGGTGGTAGATTCTGGTCCTGTACCTGGTAGTAGTTGTAGTATTACTTTATATAGGAAAGCTTGGGTAGTTATTACTTGCCAATCACATCTTGGACCAATGGCTATTGATACAGTTCCAGATCCATTAGCTACTGATGCGGTAACTACATTATTAGATATCCGGTATGTGACTGATGGTGGTACACCTGACTTCTGGTTAGA